TCATAATCTTCTGAATAAGCTATCAATGTTGATGGTGTCAAATTATCTACTGTGATATATGATGTCCCAAAGTCTTCATCTTCAAAATTATATCTTCCTATTTTGATAAAGCTTTCAGTTATACTCAATAAATCTCTTATCAACATGGCAACATTTCTTAACTGATTCTGCATATCACACCAACAAAGTTTTTTTAGTTTCTTCCCCTATGACTTCATAGTATCCGTAATTCTGCCAGTCATTTTTTATGATGACTTTATAATCATTTGCTTCATAAGTTATATACTCTCCTATTAATATAATACTTTTGCTGTGAGCAGTTATATATTTTAACTTATAATCAATGGTATCTGGATTAATTTCAGTAGCCTTGGCAGGCTGAATAACACAAAGCTGATTTCTTTTGGTAACTGTTTCAGTAGGTACAAAGTTTGTAGTTGTAGTAGCTACGCTTTTTATTATTACTGTCTGCTCCCAACTATTTAGCACACTAGACATATTAGGTAACATCGCGCACCACCCATGCTATCGCAGGTTTAAGCTTTGCTGAATCTATTAATATTTTCGTGGAATCCTTCTGCTCAAGAGTGTATTCGCTCAAAGCTTTCCACCTTCCGAAACCTCCCGTCAAAAAGGCTTCTTGAATAATATTATATGCACTAGCTCCGACAATTCCGAGAGCTTGCTTTACATCTTTATTTTTACTAATAACTAACTTAAATTGACTATATAATGATTTAGACATCCGCTTCTGCTTAACAGCTAACGGCATTCTTAAAAATGACCGTTGAGGGACTCCGATTCCGTATTCGTGTTGCGAACCTACTTCTATTATACTTTTACCACTTTTTTTATAAACTTTGCCTGTAGCTTTTTCACTAGGCAAACCAATAACAATTTCTTTTTTCTTCGCTAACGACAATTGCGTTGCTAAACTCAATGTGTGCTTAAGAAATTGTTCAGGCGTTTTATACAAAATATCCACCTTGATTATATGATGTTAACATCAAATATCTAGCTCCATAACATGTAGAGTTAAACCATTCGTTACGTTCTGTTATCGTTGTTGTCGGAGTTGAATAAGTAACAGAAACGCTACCAACACTTTGAGAACTTGAAGCTTTTATAGGAGCGGTATTGGTAGCACTCTGATTTTCTTGTACGATTAAATGTGCAAGCAAATTTAAGATGATTTCTTGTCCGCAAGTCGTTGTATAACTGCCTCCATAAAAACAAGGATAGACTCCCTCTAATATAGGAATATATTTATCAACTGTAGTTGTGTCAAAATCTGGAAACCTTGCTTTAAAATCATCTGCTAATGCCATTACACTATCCTGAATTTTTTAAGTTCTACATGATGATTAATTTTCATCATCAACCTAACATTTTTCTGATGTTCTTCATCAATAATTATTATCTCATGCGGTAACAATACTAAATCATATATTTCATATCTATTATCCGATAAGTTTTCTATCAATATGTCTATTATTTCTGGAATAAAAAACTCTTCCAAAGGCTCGACACTTTTAACTTTTTCTATATTTTTAGCATTTAATGTCTTCTCAACTTCTATTTTAAATTGTTTCTTATTATTAACATGCTTAATAATTTTTTCTAAATCTTCAACTGATACTTCTATCGCTTTCGATATAATATCAATCATCTTTTTAGAACGACAAGCGGGCGGGTATTTAATACCCACCCTCTCTGCATACTTTTTAAGGTCTGCAACTTTTATCATATTTTAAAGTCCTGTTAAAAGTCTTCCTGCAGAATTCTCTAAAATATCAGCACCTGCAATCCTATAGGCCATGTCTATACGATAATCGAAACCAGAAACCATAACAATATCGCTTACTTGTAGAGGCTGTGGGACACGAATTTTAACGGCTTGGTCGCTTGAAGCGATAGCAAGAGTTACGCTAGAACCGCCTACACTTTCAGCTCTGAAAGTAGAAAGAAATTGAATCTCTGAGAAGTTTTCTTTCAATGCTGTCAAAACAGTTCTTGTAGCACCTGCAGAATTCAATATTGTTCTTTGCAATACATTCATAACAGACACTGGAAAAATAACCTTATCAGCCATATAGCCTTTAGTATTATTAACTCCGTTGTGTTGGTCTGTGATAAATTCTGCTACTTCGTCATAGGCTTCTTGCCCTGTTAAAGTCCCAATTGCTCCAGAAGCGCCCGATGAAGTAAAGCTACCATAATTTAATAAGCCAGTAGAAGCAGAATAATCAGATATACCGATAAGTATAGCTTCGTCAACTTCTCTCTTATATATTTTATCTCCAGTAGCTAAAAGTTTGCTTACAAGATTTATATTTTGCAAGTTTGCCTGTTCAACATCTGTTCTGCTCCATTTTACATAAGCTTCTTTTGATAAAACATGCAAATACGACTTATCGCCAGAAAGTGAAATCTTTCCTTTGTTGCTGTCTATATCGCCAGAGGTTTTAAACTCGCCCTGTTCTGTTAGTCTTAACGAATCAAGAACATTGACATATCCACCGCTGTTATCAATTGATAATCCCATACTGAAAGCAACCAATTCTGGGTATAGCTTTTCAAATATTTGTGGGTCTACGTGTCTTAAGTTTTCAGCTAAAACTACACCACTTGCGGCTGCATCAGTAAAAACCTGAGACTTTCCTACGTCTTCAAAAGACTTTGTATTATAAAGTTGTTTAATTAACATTTTTCTATCTCCTTTTTATTATGATAGTGATACGCCGTCGTTAGCAACTATACGCCAAACTAAAGCACCTGATACTTGAACAGATTTTAATACGATAATATCACCTGCGTCTGCAAGAGTTAAAACAGTGTTTCCTGTTTGGTTAACTGCACTAATAACTGTTATAGCAATATCTCCACCGTCTACATCAAAAGAAATAGCTAACTCAATTCCTTGTACTGCAGGAATAGCTAAAGTTCTAGTTTCTCCTCCTTCGGAAGTCAACGCACAATTTCCTGAACTAAGTACGGGTATTGCGGAAGCGTCTCCACCGTCAGCAATAACAGATTCTATATGAACATCAATTGCTTCAATGTCTGTATAGATTTCAGCTATAGCACCTTCTACTTCGATTTCTGCGGTATGTCCGTCAGTATCAAGCAAGCTTATTGCGGAAGAAGCATGAGCCCCAACAGCGTCGCCGATGTGTGTTGTTACATCACCTTGAGGAGGTGCAATATTAATTAACCATACGCCAGTTTTAACTTCTTCGATGAATTCAGCGTTAACAGAAACATCTGTGTTAGTTGCTGTTGCTTGTCCATCATAAGTATCGCCATCGTTAGAGATGTAAACACGTTCGAATCTAGAAGGTGTTTCACCTGTTTTAACCCCAACAGTTACCAAGCCCCATCTCATATATTGAGCTTGCTTATATAGAGTAGCGTCAACTGTTCCCTCGTCTTCTACTGAACGTGCTACATCACGGATAACAACCCCTGCAATTGTAGGTGTTGCTGAACCGTCAAAATTATCAACACTAGCTGTGTCATATTTTGCGAAACGACCAATTTTTAAGCCGTCCTCGAAAGCTGTTGTGCCAAGAACGATATTACAATTACCATATCTTTCTCCTGATCCAACTGCTACAATATCGTTTGAAAAAGCGTCATTAAATGCCATTTTATAGATCCTTGTTACCAATTATTTCAAATTTATTTTCTTTTTTATCACCAAAATTTTGGTAATTGTTTTGTTTTTTCAATAACTTAAAAGCTATAGATAGCTCGCTATTGTCAAACTTTTCATTGCTATACTGTGCAAGAGTATCTCTCATAATTTCATTTGCAGATTTATCAGCAAAATTATAACTAGAGACTAAAAAGTCTTTCGCTTTCTGCAAAACATTAGCGTACTTTTTAATTTCTTTATCAGCATAGCTTTTTAAAGCTTCATCAGAAAATTTCTTTTCTTCTTCTTCTTTTTCTTCCATCTCTGGCTTTTCTTCCTCGGATTCTTCATCTATAGCTTCCATTTCTGTTTGCTCTTCGACAATTTCTTCCTCGGGCTTTACCATAGCCATAAGCTTTTCAAAAATAGGAACAAATTCCTGCAACTGGTCAATAGGAACGCCTGCTATCACTTCTGGCAATAGCTGAACAATCTCCATAATCTTTTCCAGAGAAACTTGTCCTTCTTCATCCTTAAAATTTATAAGCATATGAAAATTCTCCTTTTGTTTTACTGTTTTTTTGTCTAAAAATCGACACATAGAACCACACCTTCCATCTGGCACTACTGCTAAATGATGAGGAACAATCCCGACTTGTTCAAAGTCATATTTATCATGAGGAACTAATTTAGCACTATATCCAAGAGAAAGCTCACGCCTTTCCTTTAATATCCCCTCATCTTTTGCATTTAAAAGTAATTTGTTTCTTATCGCAATTCTTGTTTCTGTTTCATCGTCTATCATGTCAATCATTTCTGCTTCCGTTACTAAACTGCCTGTTTCTGGGGCAGGCTCTTCAATAGATATATGTTCGTATGTTAGAGGGATTCCTTTCATCTTCATCGCTGTATTTGATATTGTCGCAGGGCTTCTGTATACCAGAAATACTTTGTCATAAGGTTCTTGTCCTATCTCTGCACCAAGATATTCAAGCACGCCATCCCTTACGCTTATAGCTGTCTTTTCTTTGACATCGAAGGCTACAGTATCACAAAATTTTCGCTCTATTACTATTTCGTTAGACATATAAAACCTTTTTTTGATTTTTATCTTAAAACACTTGTGTTGTTTCGTCAAACACTTTCTTCGGGAATAATAAGAATATATCCACATCTGCAATTTATTTCCAAACTAGGAAGCAATGTTTTACCATCTATAGAAGAATATAAACCCTTGTCTAAATCAAACTCTTTTCCATCTCTAGCTTTATGGCTTTCTCTTACCCTTTCATCTCGGCTGGTTACCCATATAGCTTTTGTAATGCCTAGATTTTGAGCTCTTATCTTTGTGCTAAGACTATTGAAAGTATTCACTTGTGTTCTTGATACCATGTTTGCGTTGTTCTTTCTTTTCTTTGTTTCTACATTAAGATTTTTCTGAATTTCTGGGAGCGTCTTCCCTTCAGCCATGCCTCTTAATATAGTATTTGTGAAATATCCTATGGTATCGTCACGGAGTTTTTTAACCCACTGTTGAGTTTCCAATATTAAAGCGTTGATGTTCGGTGTCAATCCTTCGCTAGATATAAGCTCCTTCGCAGGGATCCCTATTTCATCTTCGATAA